GACTGTCAACGGTGACGTTTAACACGCCGCTATTGGTCAAAGTGGCTTCAATGCCAAATTTCAGGGCTTGTTTGTCTCGTATAATATCTCCCATAGTCCACAGCGCGCTTTGCACGTTTGACGATATACTGGCTGTGCTGCTTTGGTATAGCTTAACCAGTGATGTACCGTCAGTGCCGTAGATCGAAGGCACCCCACCAACCGGAACGCCGTTAATATATTTGATGGTGCCTTGGCTAGTCAGGAACCATTTTTTGTCAAAAAACACTGCTTGAAGCGGGCGCGTTCCTTGCGCAGGATCTTGGTAGTAAAAATTAAACGCAGCGCAAAGAATGCCGTTCAGCAGCACCTGACCGCCACTTACAGGCTGCGAAAAATCAATGAGCGGAAATATGCCATCCAAAGCGTCAGACAACTTCGTTGTCGTAGAACCCACCAACGCATAAACGCCGTAGTCATTCATAAACAAAACGCTGCGGAAGTATGGGAACAAACTGTAGACGCGTTTAGTGCCAACAGACGCACTGACGTTGGTGTTGGTGAAGATCGTTGTGCCGTTGCTCTGAACGCGAACGTCAGAAAACACGTTGATGCTGTCGTCACCAAAAATGTAGAGGAAGTTGTTGGCCGAAAGTAGGCCCTGAATGTTGCCGTGCAGCGTTTCGTCGGTCAGCGTGACAGAACCCGCAGAAACGGTCACAAAGTCGCTGTAAGAGCCTGCGGCGGAGTAATACACCGTGCGCCCTTGAGCCACCCACACGCGCCCCGAGAACGTCGCCACGTCTATGTTTGGGCTAGTGCTGGCAACCGCCGTAGCAATGGCTCCTGAACCCGTAGAATCGGTAATAGAGACAGACGGGTTGGACGTGTAACCGTTGCCCAAGTTAGTCATCACAATCTGCGTGATAACATTGGCGACAACAACCGCTTTGGCAGCCGCATTTGCGCCACCACCACCGGAAATAGTGACCGTGGGAGTGGCGCTATAACCTGTGCCACCGCTTTGAAGGTTTACAACAACAGTGCCGGTCGCAAAGCTAATGTAACTAGCAACCGCAGTTGCGCTTGATCCACCACCACCGCTCAAAGTCACTGTTACCGGCCCTGTGTAGCCAGAACCGGCGTTAGTCAAAGTGATGGAAGATACCGCAGTGCCGGTAAGCGATACCTGGGCCGTAGCTTGAACGCCGTTTGCGTCATTCGGCGCGCTAATAGATACAGACGGTGCGCTAGTATAGCCGGTTCCAGGGTTGGTAATTGCGATCGTGCCAACGGAGCCAATGGCGACTACGTTATTACCATTCCAACTATACAACCCGTTTGCCGGGTCAAGAATCAACAAACGCTCATTTTTCCATTGAGCCGAGCGCAATCCCGATCCACTAAACTTACCCGCAGATGCAATAGTGCCTTTAGTCGCCGTTTGGATATTAAAATCCTCAGCTGCGCCGTTGCTCTGGAATGAAAGCAAGTAGTCAGACAAATTGATATTAGACGACGTAAAATAAGTTGTCGCCGTGGTCCAGGTAACTACATTGCCGCCGCTGTTTGTGACTGAGATCTGAGCCGGGACAATCTTAAGATTGCCTGAACCAATAGGCATCGCATTCTCAAGCCACGAAAATTCGTTCTCAGGAATTGCCGTGCGATTGGCGTGAGTATTGATACCCCTAAAGTCTTTTATGACCAGATACTGTTTGCGCTGCTCTGCCGACGCCATAGGTTAATACCCTGAGCTATACGGATTAGGCAGCCTGCGCGTAAATGTGCCAGCAAGCACGTTCTGCACTTTTTTGATGTATTCGTTCTTGAAGATCTCGGACTCGCCGTAAGACTGCTCTTTGTATTTGGCAGTATGGCAAGCGTAGTAAGCCACTGGAGAAGTCCAAGGATCGGGAATAGGGTCTACGTCCGACAAGTTTACGAGCGGCACTGGCTCAATAACCGTGTCGATTTCCATTGCATAAACTTGGTCAGGCACCGGACCAAGGTAAAAGGTCTGAGTGCCATACATGGTGAACGCGATTGGGCGTCCAATGTAGTTCTGCCAATAGCGAAGCTGCGCGTTGAAATCACTCCACGCCAGATAGCGCAAAGGAACGCGGCTGTTGCCCCAATACAGGTTGATGTTCACAATATCCATCGTCTGCGCACCCTGCGGCATTGATGAAAACGTGTAGATCTCTTGGCTGGTGACGGTATTCAACATCTGAATGGTGCGAAGGCAGCCGGTATCGCGCACCAAGCGATTTCTCGCTTCGTTGATGTAGTCAGTCAGTTCATTGGTCGAATAAAAGTTGGCGTTAGCGTCGTGCAGAAGCCTCTGGCACTGCGTAATGTAGTTCTGAAGCGTCGTAGACATGCGCCCTCCTCATTATCGAGTGGCGTGAAGCGTCTTTACTCCCCCAACAACCCTGTGACGGGCTGAAGGGGGAGCATTGACCGTCGCCGGGGACAACGAACGACGATTCTGAGGCGCATCCTCACTGATTTGAATCTCAGCAAGGCGCACCAATCCCTGCGGAACGTCATTTGACGTTTTAACCCAGCCCAAACGGGTCAAAAACGGCGCTTTATCTTCAATCTGATAGCCAAAAGTAGCGCGGGCCACTTCTACAGGAACTTCAACAGAGGTCTGAGGCGGAAATTTGAAAATTTCCCCGTCCCAAGAACCCTGCAAGAAGTCAGAACCCGTATTAGTGACCCACACTTTGTCCATCAGAAACTTACCACGTCGCCCCAAACGCTAATGTTCACCGAGGTATTGGCGACAGCAACGCCAACCTTAACGAACAAAGCACTTGCAGTGTAGGCAGTAGTGGCCGCACCGGAGGCAAGCGTCAGGTCTTGCCAAGTATTGGCAGCAGTGACGTTACCTAGCGTCTGCCCAGCAGCCGTCGTCACCGCGTTTGACGTGTTACCGTCGTTGCTGGTGAGGATGGTTACATTGGCAGTAGCCAAAGACGGAACTGTGCCGCCCGCAGTGTTGGCAGGGTTTGTCACCGTAATGCGACGGATGATGTAAGAGCCAGTGCTACCAACGCCGCCCGAAAGAATCGGGAGGGTCGCAACCGCATTGCCAGTGCTTGCCAACGAAGTCGCTGGCGAGAAAGACACACGAAAAGACCCAAAAGCGTCTTGGTAAAACTGACCTACGGAATCAGGATTAGCCATCGGTCACTCCTTTAGGAAGTGAAGGTTCCAGAAGCCGCCTGACCGCCATTCACCGTCAACAACGTGACCGTCTGAGTGCCGGTGACGGCGTTCGCGCGGACGTTGAAACCGTCAGAGAACAGAACGCCGCCAGTGTTGTTAGCAAGGAGCGTGCTCCAGCTATTCGCACTACCAGTGTAGTTGTTCACCTCAATGGTGACGTTAGCAGACGGAAGCATGAGATACATGCCAGCCGGGACAAACTGCGAGTTAAGCATCGCAGTCGAGTTGCCCGCGCCAACATTCGCCACCGATACCGGCTGAAAATACGCCGCCGCCGAGTTGGCGCTGACGTTGTTGACGAGGATCTTGTTAAGAGCGAGTGCCATTGACTAACTCCTTAGATCGAAAGGCTGTTGTAGCCGGTGACTTTGGTCATAGAACGCGGCTTGGTGTTAACCAATTCCGCAATCATCAGAACCGCACCGACATAACCAATTTGCCAATTCGGCAAAGTGGACTCAAAACCCGTAAACACAAACGAACCCTGCTCATGGATATAGAGCGACAAATAGTTCGTGTTCAGGAAGTAAACCGTGCCTTCAGGGCAATACGGGTCCGGGTAAACCGGAACGCCGGCAACCATCAGAGCGCGGAACGCAGCCTGCGGGCCATTGGCATCAGTGTCAAAGCCGTGACCCGGCGTAATGACATACTGCTCCTGACCAACATAGTCCTGCGCCAGAAGTGTCCAAGTGCCAAAGCCGCAAACCGCAAAGGTCGGAACTTCAGCGCCATTCTTCACGGTGCCGGAAATGTATTGCAAGATGTTCTGACGAGTCGGGTTCACCGAACCAGCCGCATACACCTTCGAGCGCCACCAAGTGTTCTGAGTGGTCGAGCGAGTGATGTTGCCGTAAGTCGCAGTGCCAGTGCCATCATCAACCGCCGCTGGCAGCCCAATAAACTGCTGCGTGTTGGTCGTGTTGTTGTAAAGCGCCGTCGCCATCGCATCCATCATCACGTTGGTCGCATCGTTCATGCGAGCCTCAATGAGCGGAATAACAGCATGATCCTGCTGAACCGCACCTTCCATGCCCAGGAACGGCACGGGAGCGATCATCAACTTTAGGTTAAATTCAGCGTCGAACGCGCCTTGCTGGACGCTCGGCTGGCTGAACGAACCGCTGTAGTCAGACCATTGCGCGTTGACGAACTGCGAACCCTGCACCGGCACGGTAACAGAAGACACACCGCCAGAAGCAACCTGACTGTTCGAAATCAACGCCGCAAGAAGCGGAGTCGAGTTGTAGATTTGAACAACCAGCTTGGGAATAAACGCACGCCGCGTGACATAAGTCAGCTCGGTATACTGCGTTGATCCCGTCGCCGGAAGAATGCCACCACCAATAGGCATGGTTTATCTCCGAAAAAAATTAAGTCCCCTACAAAACGTCAAATGCCAATGGGTCGCGTGGGTTTGCGCAACTCATTAAAAGCCTTTGCCGCTTCATTCCTTGCAGCCATCTGCGGGTTTTTCCAGAACGCCGAAAGCGTAGTCTTGGCAGTGTCGTCCATCACGTTCCGGTTATAGGAAGTGGGAGTCGGCGCGGCCTGTTCACGCATCCAGCGATGGTAATCCGCTGCGGTTTCGTGAGAAGTAATACCCTTCTCCAACATGATCTTCTCCACTTCCTCGATCTCGCTTTCGCTTTTCACCATGCCTTTTTTCATAAGGTTGGTGCGGCGACGCTCAAGATCTTCAAGAGCCTCTTTTTCCTGAAGCCTAGCTTCAAGCTGACGAACACGGGCGTCTGAAGCGTCAATCGCACTCGTGGTGCGATCTTCAATGTCGATTTCCGGGATCGTCATGTCAGGCTTGGCTTTTTTGGTCAGACGCAAAAAGTCTTTGCGAGTGGCCGGATTTTCAGCAAGCTGACGCGCCAAAGCCGCGAGCTCATCGCGGGCTTCCGGCGAAAGATCTTCGAGAGAAGGCATGTCTGTCCCCTAACCTATTCAGATGACTTTATGCCCGTCGCCGGGCTTCTTGATCGACAGGTTGTTCTTCGGTCCAGTCTTGGACGCAGAAGAAAGCCCACCAAGATGCGCGTAGCGCGGCGGGTTGTAGATTGGACCATGCATCTGCTGGTCGCTAGTCGGGCGGCGGATGACACCAGCGCCCCTCGGCTTGAAAAGTTCCATGATCTTATCCTTGCATGGGCGGAGCGCCGCCACCGGGCGGCATTGGAGGCATACCACCGGGCATACCACCGGGCGGCATGGGCGGAGGAGCGCCAGGAGGCGCACCGGGCATCGGCGGAGAAGCCGCCATAGCCCTAGCTTCAGGACTGCCACCGCCTGCATTTGGCAGGGTTTGCAGCATCTGAAGAATCTCAGCATTCTTGAGGCTGTTAGTCTTGGCGGTGCGCGGACCCATCATGCCCGTCAGGCTCTTAAGAGCCGACATGACTTTTTGCCCTTCATCGCTTTCAGCACCAAGACCCGGCAGCGATTGCTCAAGAAGATCCATCGCCAAACCAATATTGATTCGAGCCGATTCCTGCGTTCCAAGACGAGGTTCAGGATTTGACATAGGAGCCGCAGACGGCGGTTGAGGAGCATTGGGGTCAGACCCAATAGCAGCGCCCGGCGCAGATTGCTGCGCTTGCATCAACTCCATCATCTTAGAAGTCGAATCAGACACCTTACGCTCCAGTTAATAATAAATCCGCGTTAGCAGATTTTGGCATAATAAAACAAGGGGGAATATATTTGAGGTCCGTCCCCCTCAGCGGACATCGGAGACTAACAACGGGCTAAACCCGTCTGTTAGTTACTTCCGGCGGTGCTTGCGGCCCTTAGCCATAATAAATCCTCCTTTCATAATTTGAGTTGCGTCCCCTGGGCCACCGTCATTTAGCGAGCGCGACGGCGAGCACGTTTCATGGCGCGATACATCAAATCACCTCCTTTCATTCACGATC